GATCGCATGGCCAACGTGGTGACGGTACGCTTTTCGCCTATGCGCCGACCGTCAAGATCACCCGTAAGGGATTGGCGCTGTTACACAGGCGTCTCGGAGAGCGGACGTTGGATGCCGCGCTTGGGCCTGAACAGGGAGGGGCTACACGATGAAAAACCGCAGGACATTGACGGACGCGCGAAACACCATCGCCGACCGTCCACGCAAATGGCGTAGGCCGGTGCCTTGCCCGATTTGTGGCGGCAAGGACATCAGATTCTACAAGTGCGGCTACGGCTTCGACCGAATCACCTTACAGATAGTCCGATACTGGGATGTCGCATGCAGTGGGTGCCTCCGCTCTGCCGTCATCCTCACCAACCACACCGACCGTAAAGAGGCAATCCGCGTATGGAACTACCTCGCAACCGGCTACCCGAAAGCAAAGGAGAATACGAAATGACCAGAACCATCACCGCGAACGTGGAATCACGCAAGACTGTCAACGAGCTGGCTGTCATTGATTGGGATGACGACAAGTATGGCGAGCCTACCGAAGAGAACATCCTCAAAGCGCTCAATGATGACAAGGTCTTCTCCTGTGAAGTCATCGATACTGACGATTCAGTCGAAGAATACCTCAGCGTCAGCAACATCGAAGAAGACGAGGACTGATCATGACCAACGAAGAGTTGATTGAAACCATAGATGAGCTGGAAGAACGTCTAGCAGTACTCCGAGAAGACGCGAAAAGGCTCAATGACAAACTTCATGCACTCGCCACACCCACCCCGAAACTACCGGAGAAACCGGGCTACTATCTCACGCAACAGCACATGCTCCTGCTTTGTGACATGGAGGGTGATTGGAGCGTACGTGAATTCGGTGAGCGCCCTATCCGCGGCTTCTGGGTGGAGGGTTCGCTTGATTGTTACGAGAGAGACCCGAAAGTCATCTATGCGGCGCTCGGCCCCGATGCCTTCCCGCTGGTTCCCCTCGGTGAAGTGATTCTGCCATCCGAACATATCAAGGAAGACAAGGAAGACTGACATGAGATTCGACAAAAGCCCCAGCGGCGCCAATTCCATTTCCATCAGCATGGACGAAGCCATGGGTACCCGCGTCTACTTCGATGAACGCATCGACAATACAGGCGAGATCAATATCGTCATGAGTGATGACAGGTTCATCGAACTGCGCGACATTCTCAACAGGCTCTATCCATTGGAAGACACCACGCCTACGGTGACATTGCCGGAAGCTCAGGGCCTGTATCTTACGCAAGACCGTCGAGTGGTGTTCAAGGACTGCGATGACGATTGGAGTCTGGTTGGGTTCAACAGTAGCGTCGTGGAATGCTTCTGGGATGGGCTCACCTACACCAAAGACCTGAAATCCATCGTTTCCAATCTTGGCATTGACGCATTCCCTCTGATTCCGGTCAGCGCCAAACCATCCAAGGCCGGTGATTGATCATGGCTGGTCGTGAACCGATTCAGGTGAGTGTCGTGTTCAAAGTGTTGGACGAAGCTCAGGCTCGAGAGTTTCTGGGCTTGGGTCAGGGCACTCAGCGTGAAGAGTTGAACAGGCTTGCCGTGAACATCGGCGGTAAGAAACGGTGGCTGTCTACCACCCTTGCGGCATACGCGGCTGGTTGTCCTCCGTGGAATAAGTGAAGATTCTTCCCCTTCCGGTAGGGCACTAGCCGGTAGGGGTCATCGCCTGAGAATGAGGACGTGGCTTTACACTCCCTCGACGACTTCTCCTTGTACTCCTTTCACATTGCGTCAGCATGCATGTCGGGGGATGCGGGGCCGCTCATGGTTCGACTCCATGCTCAGGCACGATGCCACCACCAACTTGCGAGCGAATACCCAGTTCTATTGCGTGGTGGCACCAGATAACTGAATAGGAACCCGATACGGCGGGAACCCCCTGAAAGAAAAGCAGTTTTCCGAAGGCGTTTACATACACTACCCGCCGCATCATGCTGGCGAACGGTTTCGACGGTCACGAACGAAGAAAGGCATACCGCAATCATCACATGCCAGCATGCGTGACAATTTCAGGCCGTCACGCACGAAAATCAGACCGCCGCAAGTTCAACCCTTGCAACCGGCACCAAGATCGGAACACACACTTTTTTAGGAGACTTATCATGACACACAACAACAAACTTGCACAGGCCAAATCGATGCCGAATACCCACGAGGTAATCGCCTGTGCATCATTCTTGGACACGGCCATAGCGGTTTCGAATACCCAGCCCACGAACGCCATGCCTACAATCCTTGCCGCCGCCAAGACTGATTCGAATACCCATCCATCCAGCGCGGCGGCACCAATTCTTGGCTTGCACCGAAGACCGTCGGAATACCCACCAAGACGACGTGTAGGCCATCATAAATCTTGCGGGAACACCAATATGACGACGAATACCCACGCGGATACCGTGTTTCCGCACTCATTCTTGGGGTAAGCCATTTCTCCCTCGAATACCTATCCTGAGTGCGCTTACCCCACCTGATTTTTGGGGTGGACCATCTATTCCACGGATATCCGACAATACCGCGTTCAACCCAATAAAAAAGTCCACCCCATAAAAAGGGGTGGACTCCATAACCAACAAACAAAGGATAACAAATGAATCTGACAACCGAAATCAGCGCCATCCAAAAGCATGGCATCATCAACCCCGCCGAAATCACCATCGATCGGATTCTCCCCGCCATCCGGGTTGGCGAAAACCCGAGCCTACCTGATAGCGGAAGCATTGGTGAAATCCAGCGTCCGCAAGGACGAAAACGGCGAACGGTATGCGCTGACCGAATACGGGCAACTCTACATCGACCGCCGCAACACGACCGCCGTCACCCACTCGGAATGGACCCCGGCCATTCACAGAACGACGCCATGCGAATCCTCATGAAACGACTGCTCTGCAACATGTGGAGAGCCGCAAGGGACATCCACGAAAGGGAAGACCAGTGACCGACCTGACCCGTTCCGAAATCCTTGCGAACATTCCCTACCCGGTGGAATTGGAGTTGGCCCCGTCGAGAGTGTTGGAAGACTGGAAGGATTCACACCCATGTCTGGACTTCTGAAAAGGCTCTTGGTCACGCCGATAGAAGTGAACGACGCCGAGTTCACCAGCATCATGCTCATACATGAATGGTATCGGGCAAGCGAAGTTGACGAACTGTTGGAAGCCGTGGTGGAAACCATGTGGAAGTTCCTGAACACGAATCGGGAACTGTCCCGGGAAAACACGGAACTGAAACGCGTATTACGCAAACTTGCCACGGCATATCCAGACCTCGACCAGACCATAAACGACTTCCTCAAGGAGAACGCGCAGTGAAATACATCAGCCTGTTCAGCGGCATCGAAGCGGCAACGGTCGCATGGGCGCCGCTCGGCTGGGAGCCAATAGCCTACGCGGAAATCGAACCATTCCCCAAAGCCGTCCTGAAACACCATTACCCCAACGTTCCCGACTTGGGAGACATGACAAAAGTAGATTGGAACGAATACCACCATGCAGCAGATGTCGTTGTTGGAGGATCTCCCTGCCAGGCATTCTCTGTTGCCGGACTCAGGAAGGCTCTGGCTGACCCACGCGGCCAGCTCATGCTCGAATATCTCCGAGCTTGCGCAGAAATTGATCCGGAATGGATCGTCTGGGAAAACGTGCCAGGAGTATTGTCGGCTGAACACGGAAGGGCCTTCCGGTCGCTCCTTGAAGCCGTGGCCGAACTCTGGCCTGATGGGGGGGGCGGCTTGGCGAGTGTTGGACGCTCAATTCTACGGTGTGGCCCAACGACGCGAACGTGTGTTCCTTGTCGTCAATACTCGAGACTGGCGGCGTGCCGCGCCGGTACTTTTTGAGCGCGAAAGCCTGTGCTGGGATCATTCGTCGAGCCGAGAGAAGAGGAAAAGCCTTACCGAAGGAACTGTTGACGGCATTGGGAACGCAGATCAGCGTATTGAACGCGCAATGATGTTGGACTTTCATCAACAGGACGGACGGTTCAAGGTCAGCGACCATCCCGACATGTCGAACACGCTCACTTCTCACATGGGTACCGGTGGTAACAACGTTCCGCTGATTCACCAAGTTGACGAAATTGAGAGAGAGTCGATGCCACCCAAAATGGTATGCCGGGCGGACACTCAGGCGAATGCCGCCCAAGGATTCGACCTCTCGCCGACGCTGATGGCTCATGCGGGTCAGGATGCTCCGTTCATCTATCCGGCACAAGCAATGGGGAAGACGTGTTCCCTCCACTCTGCGCAACCGATGGAATCAAACTGTTCATCGACAATCAGTCAATCAATGGCGGACGGCTCCTGATCGATAGGAGAAACTAATGGCTTTCACATTTAAGATTCGCGGCGGCAAAACAGGGGGTGGCAAGGGATTGCTCATACAGGAAGAGCTTTCCGCAACCCTCAGCACACACTCGGATCAATCACTCTACAAGGAAGGAGACGGTGATATGGAAGGTCTGACGGTACGCCGGTTGACCCCGTTGGAGTGCGAGCGGCTTCAGGGTTTCCCGGACGGTTGGACGGATATTCCTTGGAAAGGCAAGGAGCATGCGCCGGACAGCCCGCGATATAAGGCTTTGGGCAATTCGATGGCCGTGCCGGTCATGAGATGGATCGGCGAAGGCATCCAACTCGTCGAAAGGAACATGAAGTGACTGAAATCCAGTTCCCCAGCATGTTGGAAATGCCCGATAGGGAATACTTCTCACACCCGGCGATCGATCAGAGCGCGTTGAAGGATTACATGAAATCCCCTCGTGACTTCGCCTACTTCCAAACACATGAGGAGGAAACCACGGCGGCATTGACGTTCGGCAAATGTGCCCACAGTCTCGTCTTGGGCAGTGGCCCATTGGTCACGCTCAAACCGGACATGCGAACCAAAGCCGGAAAGGAGGAATACCAGCAGATATTGGACGAACACGGTTCGGATGATGTCGAGTTCGTGTCCAAAAAGGATATGCATCGCCTTGACGACATGATGGAAAACGCGCCCGACATGACGGAAATGTATGGGGGACGCCCGGAAGTCGCCATGTTCGCCACCGATCCGACAACCGGATTGGAGTTGAAAGGCAAGGCCGACTGGTTGCCGGAGGAGCCCGACGAGAACGGCGTGTATTGGATAGTGGACTATAAGACCACCCGCATGAGCACGGAACGCCTGTATGACGGCAAAAGCGTCGCCAAGGACGTTCGGGATCTCGGCTATCACATTCAAGCCGCCTACTACATGCGCTTGTACAAGCTGATAACCGGGACGAACAATCCCGTCAGATTCGTGTTCTGGTTCCAGCAGACCGTTCCGCCTTACAACACCAGACGATGGTTCTTCGATGAACTGCAACCTGAAATCACCGAAATCGCCAACCGGCGTATAGACCTCGCATTGGGCGAATTGAAGTGGTGGAAGGAACACGGGTGGATTGACGGCATGATTGCCAGTCAGTATGAGCCGGAACCTGAAATGATCCAATTCTCCGACTGGCAACTGTTGGATGAGGAAGAAAGGATAGACCAATGGCTGAAATGACTCACGGCAATGCCGTGATGAAGAAGAACCGGCAAGGATACGGCTACAACTACACGGATCTGGGAGCCACCTACAACTACATCAACAACGAGTTGAAGATGGAAGCCCATCCCGTGTTGGAAATGTGGCAGGAGCCGTTGGAAACCCAGCTGGGTCTCATGTTCGGCTTCGCGAAGACGAAATATCGGAACAAGGGCGAGAAGGATTGGAGCGAACCGGAAGCGCCCATTCCGATCATCGTCGGCGTGGAACAGGAGCGTGTCGGCAATGACGGGAACCGTAAGAAGCCCCAGCCGGTCATGCAACGTTTGGGTTCCGCCATCACATATGCGGTCAGGTATTCGATTCGTACCGCGTTCGGCTTGGCTGACACGGATGATGACGGCCAGTTGACCGGTTTCAGCTTGGATGTGCCGAAGGTGAGCGACGACAACCGGAAGCGTGTTGACATGATTCTGGACGCTTACGGGTATGTGGATGAGGAATCCGCGTCGAACTTCATCCGCACCGTATTGGGCAATCCGAGACTGTCCCTCACTCGTCTTACGGACGCTCAGGCCAAACAGTTCATCGGCGTGGTCGAACGGAACCGACAGCAGAACAGGAACGTTCCATCCAATGTTCAGGAAGGAAGGAAATAGGAATGGAAGATAACGAAGTCGAATTGAAGGATGCGAAACCGGGCATGTGGGCCACGTTCGACATACCGGAGCCGATTGACGATTCGGATTTTCATGCCGAAGCGGGCCATTATGAGGGCGTAATCGTCGAACCATCCTCAGACTGCATGCTTGCCGAAATGTTTTATGCGGTTACGCATGGGCATGATGTTACCCGGCTCAGTGTCGACGGCTCCGTTTTCGGGCTTAAAAAAGGCATGAATTACGGGTTCGCCCTTATTGAGAACGGGGAACGTCTCGATAAGGGCATCAACAAGGCGTTTACGAACGTCCACGTCTACAAGACCAAGCCGGGCAAGACCGAACCTACGCATTATGACGATATTCCACGGGATAGGCCGGGACTCTATATCGACGCGGAGAATGACGCATGGTGCATTGATGAGGATGGCAACGCTTGGGTATTCTGTGACAACCAGATGGACATCCAATACAAGGGTGATGACACTTCTTGGTCTGGTCCGTTCCGTAAGGCGAAGCTGGTGGCCGCATGAGTTTCAGCCGTAGAGCCGGATGCCCGTGCGCAAGATGCATCAAACTCGGCATGATCGCGGAATGCTCCGACTGCCATACTTCCGACTGTGCGAAGGCACGCTCGCACACGTTCATGTGCAACAGGCAAGCCAGTATCAAACATTCAACCAAGAACCAAAGGAGCATGTGATGGCCGGAGAGACCACTATCACCATCATCGGCAATCTGACCGCCGAACCGGAAATGCGCACCACGAGCAAGGGTGGCACGGTGTGCAATTTCAGCATTGCCGCCACACCCCGCCAATACAACAGTCAATCCGGCCAATGGGAGGACGGTCAGGCATTGTTCATGCGTTGCACCGTCTGGCGTGACATGGCGGAACATTGCGCACAATCCTTGCATAAGGGCATGCGGGTGATCGCGCAAGGGCGTCTCACCCAACGTTCCTATCAGGCTCAGGACGGGTCGAACCGTACCGTCATCGAACTGCATGTGGACGAAATCGGCCCCTCGTTGAAATATGCGACGGCTCAAGTGGCGAGAATCCAACATGCTGGTGGGCAATCCAACGGGTATAGCGCGGCGAAGAACATCGCCGAAATCAGCCAAGCCCACCCGTATCAGAATCATGGATTCTCCAACGCGAACCCGTTCGGCGGAGCCGCCCCAGCCCCGCAACCCGCAAACAACAGTCAGTTGCCGCCGTCAGACCCGTGGGGCAATGCGGGACAATCCAACGATTTCGGACAGTTCAACCAAGGAGATGAAGACTTCTGATGCGCAACAGCCAAGACATCTTCAACACGTTCGCATTCATCATGCAGAATCCCGGCATGTGGCACAAGTGGCCTCTCGTCTACCGCAACAAGGAAGAAGCCGAAAAAGACATGGACGCCCTATGGTGCGGCAAATACTGCCGGTTGGATGATGACCAGAAGCGACGCTTCCAATGGGCGCCGATGCATCAGACATTCCTGGACGTTGACGGACTGTACCGGGTGAAGATCCGGTACGCATAAAAAAGGAGGGGAACACACATGATTCCATACAGTGAGTTTCTGAAACGAAAGGAGCTGCGCGAGCAGGAGACTGGCATCACCGTAAGCCCGCAGCAGCTCCACCCATCCCTGTTCGACTGGCAGAAGCGTATCGTCCAATGGGCTTGCAAAGTAGGACGTGCAGCCATTTGGGCCGATACGGGACTTGGTAAGACCCGAATGCAATTGGAATGGTTGCGTCAGGTCTGCGCCGAACACGGGACGGGACTCATTCTAGCGCCATTGGCGGTATGCCAGCAGACCATTCGTGAAGCGACGTTGATCGGCATGGACGTTTCCTACGTGCATGACATGTCGGAAGTGGCCGGTGAAGGATTCCATATCACGAATTATGAGCGCGTGCCGAAACTGGACGCGTCAAGGTTCGATGCGGTCGTATTGGATGAGGCGTCGATTCTGAAACAGTCGGACGGCAAGACCCGCAAGATGCTGATCGACACGTTCAAGGATACGAAGTATCGGCTTGCATGCACCGCGACCCCGGCGCCGAACGACCCTGAGGAGCTGTGCAATCAGGCCGAGTTCCTCGGCTATACCACTCGCGTGAAGATGCTTGCCACGTATTTCGTGCATGACGGGAACGTGTGGCGGTTGAAGGGCCATGCGGTGAAGCCGATGATGCAGTGGATGTCGCAGTGGGCCATGGCGTTACGCAAACCTTCCGACATCGGCGGCGACGATACCGGCTACGATCTGCCCGGCTTGAACCAGCTCGTTGACGTCGTGGCCTATCACGGGAGCGTTCCCGAAGGCCAACTGTTCGCCGCTGACCTTGGCGGCGTGGGCGGGCGTGCGAGGGTTCGTAAGGAAACCTTGCGGGATAGGGTGAACCGTTGCGTCGAACTCGTCAACCGTGAACCGGGTGAGCAGTGGATCATCTGGGCCGGGTTGAACGATGAGGCGGACATGCTGAACCGTCTCATACCGGACAGCGTGAACGTCAAGGGTTCCATGTCGCCCGAGGATAAGGCGTCCGCGTTCCTTGACTTCGCGAACAACGGGATTCCCGTACTGATAACCAAGGGGTCGATGGCGTCGTTCGGCTTGAACTGGCAGAACTGCGTACGAATGATCTTCTGTGGCATCAACGATTCGTGGGAATCCTACTATCAGTCGATTCGCAGATGCTACCGGTTCGGCCAGAAACGTGTCGTTTCCGTGCATGTGGTGGTTTCCGACTTGGAACGTGAGATAGCGGAGAACATCACCCGCAAGGAACAACAGGCGACGCATTTGAGCGACGAACTGGTGAAGACGATGAATGAGAACAACTCGTATGGGAGGGCCGCATAATGGCGGAGAATATGTATTCACCGACGAAGCCGAAGGCAAGGATTGGACGCTTTGGCTTGGCGACTCGTGCGTTCGCATGGGTGAATTGGATGATGGCAGCGTGGATTTGAGCGTGTCCAGTCCGCCGTTCTCAAGCCTGTACGTATATTCGGATTCCATCAGGGATTTGGGCAACAATCCGACCCGTAAGGATTTCATTGAAAACTACGGGTATGTGATTCTGGAACTGTTGCGTATCACGAAGCCGGGCCGACTCGCCTGTGTGCATGTGCAACAGGTGGCTACGACGAAAACCGCCGACGGGGTGGTTGGCTTGACTGACTTTCGTGGCGATGTCATCAAAGCGTATGTGGATAACGGCTGGATTTTCCACGGCGACGTTTCCAACGAGGAATGGATCAAATGGGCGGAACCCGTCTGGTGGGACATTCGTGAGACGGATACGTTGAACGAATGTCTGGGTCGTGAGGATACGGACGAACGCCACATTTGTCCACTTCAGCTATCGTTCATCGAACGGTGCATCCGCTTGTGGAGCAATAAGGGCGAACTCGTGTTCGACCCGTTCGGCGGCATTGGTTCGACCGTGTATGAGGCCATCAAGCTCGGACGCAAGGGGTTGAGCATCGAATTGAAACCATCCTATTGGAAGGCTTCCGTCGAACTGATGCGGAACCTTGAGGACGAGTTGAACAAGCCGACATTGTTCGAGTGAAGGGGCGCGTGATGGGCGAACGTAATCGTGCCACGGCGAAGAAGAACGGTACCGCGATGGAAACCGCAGTGCAGGATTATCTCGCTTGGGCGTTGAATGACAGGCGTATCATGCGCACTCGCACTCATGGCAGTAAGGACATCGGCGACATCGGCAACGTGTTCTTCCATGGCGAACCGGTCATGATCGAAGTCAAGTGGACTAAGACCATGAACGCTTCCGAACACATGCGCGAAGCGGTCAAGGAAGCCGGCAACGCCGACTCGCCCTACCCGTGGGTGGTGCAGAAGAGGAACGGCGTCGGATTGGCAAGCCTTCACAAGCTGGGCCAACAGTACGCGTACACAACCCAATCCGTGCTTGAAGACATGCTGGGCAAATGTCCCGCCGCATTGTCGGCAAGAATCCACGCGGAACCATTGGGCCGGAAGAAACAGTTTCGACTCATCACCCTACAGGATTTCGCACTGATATTGAACAGCGGACTCCCCTTAGGGCCGGAAGAGGTTTAACCATGCAATACAAGCAGTTCAGATACCGGAAACAGCCGGTCAGCCGTACCGCCGCACTCATGTTGCAAGCATTGGAATACTCCCTGCCGAAACCGGAAGTCCAATCGAACTACGGTCAGGCGAGAATCATTCGCACGCTCGTCGATCGCGGATGGGTGGAACGTGACGGCAGGACGATAACCGATGAAGGCAAACGATGCTGGAGGTACATTCTCGAACGGTTCGAGCGGGACGCCAACGAAAAACCACGCACCCGCAGACGGAGAACCCCGAGGGACACCGACAAGATGCTGAAGGACATGCGGAAACGCCAATACCATTATTCGCCGCCGAAACTCAGACAGGTCTGGCCGGAGGTGCGGTGTGAATGATGCCGTGACGACGATCGTTCTCGTCATCGCATGCGTTCTGATCGCATGGCTGGGAGATGGCGATGGCTAAACAAGGCTACGTGCAACTGCTCAACGATTTCTGGATAAATGAGAAAGTCCAGGAATTGCGGGCCACATGCCCTTCGGCGGTGGGATTGTATGCGATGCTTCTCGCATTCTGCTCCGACAATCTCACAGACGGGCATGTTACCGAACGGCAGTTGCTGTACGTGGTCAAGGCGACGGATGAGGAAATCGACGCGCTCCGCGAAATGGGCATGGTCGAACCGGACGGGGACAAAGGGTTTCTCATACACGACTATCTGAAACACAACAGGTCGAAGGATCAGGTGTTGAACGCCCGTGAACACAATGTGGAACGGGTGAGACGGTACCGCAGTAGGAGAAACCTTTTGTCCGTATCGGACTGGATGGGCGGGAACCCCGATTGTCTGGATGCGGTTCGGGATGATTATCCGAATCTGGACTTGATGGACGCCTTGGCTTCTTTCAAACGCAAATGGGATGGGAGCGACCCCAGATCGGCGGATGGCTGGCGGCAACTGTTTGAAGGCTGGTGCCAGCGTCGCGCAGTAATAGGCGGCATCCCGTCCGGTAAACCCCACCGGCATACGTGGGCTTGCGAGCATACTGTAGGCCGGTTGGGATTGGGTTCGAGCGATCAGATAACCGACGTCGATGCGGCTATGAGAATCGCGGACAAGTTGAATAAGGAGATTGAATGAGTTGTAGGAAGACGGATAATCCGTCGAAGAAGACGTGCGACATGGTGGATAGTCGTGACGGCTACCGGTGTGTCCGATGCGGGAGAAGCCTGTATGCGGTGTCCGGTTCCCGCCATCATAGGATGCTTCGCAAACAGGCTCCGAAATCCATCAAGCACAATGTGGAGAATCTGATTCTACTTTGCGGAAGCGGGGATACGGGATGTCACGGCTACGTGCATGCGAATCCGGCTGAATCCTATGGGAAGGGCTGGATGGTGAAAAGCTATGAGATTCCCGCCAGCAAACCGTTGCTCACATTCCACGGGTGGGTGCTGTTGCATCATGACGGCACCATGACCCCTTACCGGATGGAGAAGCCATGAAAGCCACTTCGGGGAACATGTCGGTCATGCCGATGGGCGCCACGGAAGACAGGCTCTACAGGGTCAGCCGGTCGAACGGCGTCACGGTCATGTATTTGAGCGAACACGAAATGCGAGACATGTGCAAATGCCTGCAACAACTTGGATTAGTGAAAGTCGAGGAACAATGAGCACACCATCCTACTATCAGGACGATGCCCCGTTCGAAGCATGGGATCTGAGCAGCCTCTACACGTCGGATTGGGGTCAGGTCATCCAATACGTGTTCCGATGGCAAGGCAAGAACGGGTTGCAGGACTTGCAGAAGGCCGTGGATTTCGCCCGTCATGCCATTGCGAACGACGACCGGCCTATTCCGTGGAAGCATGCGCCCCATGCGGGCAAACTGCTCAGACAATTGCAGTCGATCGGCTGGGCCGACGCGACACACGTATGGAAGGCATTACGCCGTAGGGACGGGAATGCCACGTTGGACGCGATCAAAACCCTCATCAAGGAGCACAAATGACCAGTAGAATCGTCTGCCCGTTCTGCGATGAACCGGCAGTCATCAAGAAAAGTTCAACCACCAAATACGATTGGCCGACTTACACGACCACAACCCTCTACGCCTACGCATGCCCGCGCGGCCACTTGCGAAGCACATGGTATTCGAATGTCGAAGACGCGTTCAAGGCATGGATACGACTGGTGAAACTGATCGAACAGGAGGACAAGTCGGAGGACAAGTCATGACCCGCATGAGTGAGAAGGAACGGCTGGAAGCCGCAGCCGAACGCTACGAAGTATTGAAGCATATATTGCGCGACCCCTTACACACGAGGAATCTCGGCAGGGAAGACACCCTACGCGAACTCATCGACTGGCTTGGCAAGGAACGTGATTACGTGCTGCAATGGCGCGGAAAGGACGGGAAGGGCCTTGTCAATGACGCCGTACGGCCCGTTGACTCTTGGACGCATGAAGCGAACGTCCTCGCATATGTGATCCGTCACTGCGAAAACCTACTCGACAAGGAGGATACCAATGGCGACGAACGTGAGTGAAAGAGACAAGAAGGTGCTGCGAGAGCTTATCAAATGGCTCGGGACTGCGGAGGATGAGGAATGGGCGGACGTGGAAAACGGCAAGACCACCGCATACAGCGGATATGAGGCCTACCGTCGCACGATCAATCATTGCCAAGACATGCTAGCCAAGGAGATCAATCATGGCAACGAACGTTAGCGAGAAGGATAAGACCCTCAACGAAATCATCGACTACTGCAAGGCAAAAAGCAGGGAAGAACAGGATTACGCCCGCGGAGCGTTCGACAACATTGTCAGAAGCTGGGCTATGGCTAAGCGCGGCGCATATGACCGCATTGCAGACCATTGCGAATCCTTACTAGACAAGGAGACCAATCATGGCAACGAACGTTAGTGAGATGGAGAAAGCATACAGCGAAGCCATCGAGTGGCTGATAGCCCAAGCCCTAGAGGAAGAAAGCCAATTCCGTTACGGTGGAGAACTCGAATATCTGGTGCACTTCACCCGAAGCGACACATACCGTGACGTGGCAGACCACCTCCAACACACACTCAACTCCCTAATCGGCAATCCAGAAAGCGAGAAATGATGGCAACGAATGTGAGTGAAAGAGACAAGGCCCTACGTGAGGTCATGGACTTGATTGATAAGCAACTTGCCCGTGTGGTGCATTTGGAGCATTTTGGAGCCAATGCGCAAGGCCAGTACACTGCGCTTCTCATTCTCAAAGGCCAGATCAAAGCCATGCTCGGCTATTCCGGTTCGATGCCTTCCGAAGTGCCGAACCAAAGCGAGGACGCGAAATGAGCGACTACCGCGATGGATACATGCAGGCCCTATGCGAAATAGGTGCGATCGCCTTTGAAAAAGCGGCAAAGGCCCGACATTGAGAAGGACTGGCATACAAGGCCGGGAAATACGAGGTGGAGTCATATTGGCATGCGGTGGCCATCACCGCCGAATGTTCCACGACTACTGCGAAGAACGACTCAACAAGGAGGATACGAAATGATCTACCTCATCGTAGCCAATCAAATCATGGAAGTGCTCACCGACATGGACGAAGCACTCGAAGAAGCCCGCCACTATGCGCCGAAACTCGGTGACATCACAGTCGCGGACGTGGCGACCGGCAGAAAACTGATAGTCACAGCAGACGGCAAGGCCATCGACATGGATGCGAACATGAGGGCGGTGAACAGGTGAACGACGAACACGCACTTGATCTGCCGCAGATGGCCTTGGACTCCCTAGGCGACATCGCACTAGGCAGTGATTCCCCAGCTGACGCATACATCCTCGGCTGGATGGACGGATGGCACAAAGCACAAGCACACATGGAAAGAAAGGATATGGAATGAGCAGTCAACACAAGGTCTGCCCGCTGTTTTGGGCTGATCGCGGAGTCCGCCGCCGCTTGTCCAATATGGAGGCGCTTGAAGAGCTGCTGAACGATGGTTGGAAGATTTCACGGGTGGATACCATCCCGCCAACGGAACTTCCCACTAACGCAGTCAGCGCCACGAACGTCTACATCCTTGAGAAAAGCGAGGACACGGAATGAGCAAGAAGATAGAAGGGATCGGCGCATACGTGGCCGTGGCAATCGGCACCATCGCCATAGCCGGCGCCTTTTTTAGGGGAATCACTTACGTGGCGACCCACGAGAAGACCGTCATCATGCATTCCGATACCGGCGACTACGCATGCACGGTATGGCCATTATCCAACGGTCCAACCAGCTGCAAGCCAATCGAGGGCACGAAATGAGCTACGAATCAGCAATAGTAATCGTCATTGTGGCATATGTCTTCTTGATGTTTATCGCATGGTTGGGTGGAGGACGATGACCTACCAGATCATCAGCGAGGACGGCGGCAACTGCGGCACATATCCCACATATCAAGCCGCCGTCCAGCACGCCCTATACGGCGTCAACCAATTCCACAACACATACTCGATCATTGACCTCGACGAAGGCGAAGAAATCATCACGATAGGAGGAACACATGAGTGATGAGGAACTGCAAACCATCTGGCGGCAGAGCATCGACCATTATGGCAAACAGTTGCAGTCAATCGTCTGCATGGAAGAATGCGCGGAACTCACCCAGGCCATCAGCAAAAAGTTGCGTGACCCCACATCTCCCAACGACCATCTGGCCGAAGAAATGGCAGACGTAATCATATGCCTGCACCTCCTGAAACTCATGTACGGCATCACGGACAAGACCATCAGCGACTGGGCGGAAGCCAAAACCCTACGAATGGCAAAACGAATGGAGGAAGAGTCATGACCAAAGCGAAATACTCGTTTACTGTCACTGCAATCCTTGACGCGGCGAACACCATCGAAGCCGCCGACAAGCTACGCGGCCTGTTGGAAGACAACGGTTTCGAGCAAACGGTCATGCGAATGCGGCGGAGTGACGCTCGGCCCGAAAACCGTACGCGTCATCACCGAATGCTCCTGTTGCGGCGACCCGGACTGCGACTGCCCATGCCGCGAGGAAGACGGCGACACCCACCATGTGTTCACGCTCCGATGCAACGCGCATGACTGCTACAACACGATCGATGTCGGCGAAGACGATTGGGGCTACTATCCCGAATGCAAGGAAGACGCCATCCGATACGCCGTCGAATGCGAAGGTTGGGCGGAAGGCAAGCATGGCATCCAAGTCGGCCACCTCTACTGTCCCGAACATGCCAAGGACATTTGGGAGGAATCATGACCTACGGCACCGAAACCAAGTGGCATGCCACCGAAACCAATTGGGACAGCCGATACCCCGTAACCTACACGGTGGAGGAACACTGCGAACACGCGACACCGTCAGACCCATTCGCCACGGTCTACCATTGCCGGCGTTGCGGCGAATGGAGGATACGCAACTACCTCGGAGACTGGGGAAAACACTGCGAACTGTACGTGAAAATTTTTCACTACAAGGAATGGGACGCCATCTCTCACCATGAGTTTCGCCAACACCTATCGAAGGAGCGCAGATCATGACCAGCGTGCATGAATCCTTGACCGGCTGGGAAACCATGCCAGCCAAGGAACTGGCCAACCATAGGGCCATCGCCATCACCGTCAACGATACGGTCATCGACGGGCGGCTGATCTACCACGACCAGCAAGCCCCCTCGGTCGGGCGAATCGAAACCCTAACCTTCGACGTGGTACGTCCGGTAATCGTCAACATCAACGAGACCGGCAACATCCTCGTCTGAGACATATTCAAGGCAATCAACATCCTCAAGGAGACAAAATGAGCGACAAGCAGATCGGCGAATACCCACTCAACATCAAAATCGTCAGCGGCAGCTACGAAATCGCCAACATCGACATCAATGTACCCATCCACGTTGACCCGAACGAACGGGTCGAATACCAGTACAACGGCGGTGTAAGCGTACATGCGAAAGTACCGGACGAGTTCAAGGACAAAATGCGCAAGGTACTCGTCGATGCCGTCATGTCACTGGAAGAATCACTCAAGGAGAACTGAAATGAATATCATAGATACAACATATCGCGGCATTTATTCTGTCAGCCTCAACCTAAACGAACTAAGCGATAGAGGGATTAATGCTGACAAAATCTGCATCACTGACGGTAATGACATAATCTTGTACGCCACCAGAGGGATTCTGATCGTCATGCGTGACAGGCTCAACGAGCTCTTCCCGCCGGAGTCGGACGAACCCGAATCAGGTTTGCCGGAGGAACCGGAGGGACCGGGCTACTACGCCACCCAACAAAACCTGTTGCTTGAGAAGGACGGGGACGGGGACTGGAGCACATTCGGCGAATTCTCTCAGTGGGAGAATGACGAACGCTATACGGACGACTGGCGCGTCGTGTACAAGACCCTAGGCGATGAAGCCTTCCCACTCACCAAACTCCACACCAAAAAGGAGAAATGACATGCAGTTCGATTACAGTCCGATCGACGAACAGTTGGTCATCGCCGACCCGAAGGACTTCCACTACAATTGCGACGAGCATCCCGTTGACGGTGACAAACTCATTATCGACATGCCAACGGACGAGATCAAAGCCCTACGCGACTATCTCGACACGGAACCGGAACGGTATCAGGCGACACGACGCAGACCGGAAGAGCCGGAACCAATCAAGGACGGCTTCTACGTCACACAGGACGGAACCCTAATATACCGTGACAGCGGAAATCAACCGTGCAAGTACATCATATATACCAATCCTCCGACATATTACTACTACTGGCGTCATGTCTACGAAGACTTCGACGCATCCGCATTCCCCCTCACCCATGTCACGGTGGACGACTTCAGAAAGCTGGTGAGGAAATGAGCTTCGACACGCATGTGTTCGTCCGTCCGAAATGCGACTATCCCGGCTGTCGGGCTCGATGGGATGGCGTCGAATACGACTGGAGTTACGACGAATATGACGCTACGGAGGAAGTTGAGGAAGGCGAGGGTTGGATTTGCCTGTACGACGATGATGAGCGTCCACGTTTCTTCTGCCCGCAGCATACGGGCGGAAGCTATTTCGGCGAAGATGACACGAGCTTGCACCCATCCAGCGCGGAACTGCTCGACCACTACCGTGACGTTCTCACCTCGCAACCCCTGCCCGCACCGGAATGCGAGGATACGATGCTCGCCGTCCTGAAAGGAGAAACAGAATGAGCGGACGCAAGGAAATCATCGCAACCCACCGCGCACTTGACCATGGTGACACATGGCACGTCGAATGCGAGGGATGCCATAAGACATGGGAAGGGGAAGACGCATGGGCCAACTTCGGACGACACGTCGATGAGCTTCTGGCAGAAACGCCAAAGAACGCGAAGGAAGCCATCATCAACGTGCTCGCAGACCATCTAGGCAACCCCGACAACCACAGCACATGGGACTGGTGCTTGGACGTCACCCTCAACGATCACGGCCGCATCGTATGCAGTTGCGGATGGACGGCAGACAAGCTGGACGACATCAACGAATGGCGAAACCACATGGCCGAAGCCATCATCAACGAACTCGAAAAAGTACCGGAAGGAGAATCAGAATGAGTGGTTTTACCGGTTCTGGTGGAGCCGCCTATATGTCGAACCGCATGGACTGGGAGACGCCAGCCGACTTGTTCTCCAGCCTGGATGACGAATTTCACTTCACTTTGGACGTGGCTAACAGCGCAACGAATCACAAGTGCCAGAAATACTATACGACCGAAGACAGCGCATTCGATCATGAGTGGGGGGGGGGCGGTATTCTGCAATCCACCATACGGCAAGGCAATCCCAGAATGGGTGCGCAAATGCAGCATGGAAGCCAGCCGCAAAGACACTCTCGTCATCATGCTGCTGCCGGCTCGCACGGATACCCGCTGGTTCCAACAGTTCATTCTCAACCGTGCGGAGGTCCGGTTCCTCAAAGGCCGACTTCGGTTCGAGACGAACGGCATGCCGGGCGGCCCGGCGCCATTCCCAAGCATGATCGTCGTAATGCGCACTGGAGAAAGATGAAGGAAGGAGAACAAGAATGAACGAGAACGATAGGGCAGTACGCCGACTCCGCATCCTCAAGTGGGCGGGCGTCACAATCCTCATCCTCTGCCTAGCCGACATCGGAGGCTGCACCATCCTCAGCATGGTAGGCAAGATCAAAACCGACTGGCTCAGCGCCTGCGCGGACGTGGCATACCTCCTGATCTGGCCATCCATCATGCGATTCATATGGCAGATAGACAAGGAGTGATGACTGACCAATATATTATGACGGCCATTATGACTAATTAGGGTTGCACCCCTCACGCATTAAGGTTGCATGAGGGGTGCAATCATGCTATCATGAAAAATTGTCCGGCTAATAGTGCCTGAGATTCAATCTCACCGGTATGGAATACACATACCTGAAAGGCGCTAGATTGACGGCCATCTGCAAGAACTGCTGCAATGATCGGAACGATGAAGACCAGCTGTGCGAAAACTGCATGAACCAGCTGGAAGCCGATTTGGAATGGATGACACAGAATCTTCCAATGTTGGAAGAATACAAAATCAACAAGATCAACAAGAACCGGGATAACAGCAACGGTGGCGGTGGCGGGTATACTGCTTCCGTACCATTGCGTGAAGCCATCTACTCGTTGCTCTACCAGCATGATGATGAAGGCAATTCCGGTATCCGTATCACGTTGACGGGATTCTGCCAATGCTTGGGTACCCAGTTCATGTCACGCACCCCTTGCGGCGAACTGGCCTATCGTATCCTACACACGGTGGACGATGATGGCAGGTGGGCGTACAAGCATTCCACGGCCACGCCACCATACGCGCATGACATTCACCGTCTAGCCAAGAAAGCACGCTACATGCTGGAAGACGGGGACAGGGCGCGTATCATCCTCGGCGCATGCCCCAACACGGAATGTGGCATGCAACTGTCGGCACCTGAGGGTGCGGAACAGGTGGAATGCCGCAAATGCCATAACGTGTGGGTTGTGGCAACGCTCGAAAACATGCGCAAGGCGCGTCTCATGCAATCGGACATTACCGGTACGCAAGCCGAAATCAGGAATCTGCTCGTCTCATGCGGATACATCGTCAACAAGAACACGATGAAAAGCTGGGTGCATAGGGGCCAGTTGGCGCAAGTGGGAGAAAACCAGCTCAGCAAGCCGGTCTACAAGCTGGCGGACGCATACAGGCTCGTGTTGGAGACGGAAGACAAAGGCAAGACCATCACGAACATCTGGGACTTGGTGGGAGCCGCGCGATGATAAGCCTACAGTCAACCAAACGTCCGCGCGTACGCTTGGAGGAAGACTTTCAAAAACTCCCCGCCCGATATGCCGTTGGTAAGATTCCTGAAATTGATGCCGTACCAAGCTTGGCGGATCGAGCATTGAATGATGTTAGGCAAGCGTCGGAACGCGCGAGTATGACGTTCGCATACGTGTTGCAGAATATGCCGACGCTACTTCTGTTTGGCAAATACCGGTTCCCAAACTACGATCAGATATGGTATCCCCGCCATCATGCGCTCAGAATGCCGGTAATGCCGCAAGTTGGGGATTATCTCATTATCAAATGGCGACCAACTGGCGAACTGGAAAGCGTCAGACTTGACAGATTCTACAAGCATCTGCTGTTCAATGGCGACAAGCTCAAAAGCAAAGACCATTACATATTGGCCATCATACGGCCACCCTACTGTCAGTGAAAGGAAAACCATTGTCCACCATAACCATCACCAAAAACGACGGATCCACGGAAACGCTACATGCCTACGACGTGAAGCATAACGCGGAACCGATCAGACAATGGTGTATTCCTGGAACATTCCATGATCTCAAACAGAGAAAATACCATACGCTCACATTCATCACAGAGGAGGAATAATGGTCAAGATAACATCCAAGGGGCGTAAGCGCATGAAGTCGTCAACGTTCGCACTGCCTAAGGAGCGTAAGTATCCGATACCCGACGCCGCGCATGCGCGAAATGCCTTATCCCGCGTTTCACAACATGGTTCGCCGTCAGAAGTGAAGCGTGTCAAGGCGGCGGTGCATAAGAAATTCCCATCCATCAAAATCAGCTGAAACGGAGACCTGTTTGAACATTTCAATCACAGGGGACGAACATAATATCACCTACGCACATGAGGGTGATGCCGGAGCGGACTTGCGAAGCGTCGAAGACACGATCATCACGCCCAACAGCCGTATCCTCGTGCATACCGGATTGCATATGGCCATCCCAGACGGATATGTCGGCATGGTGTGTCCACGTTCGGGATTCGCGTTGAAACAGGGCGTTACCGTGCTTAACGCGCCCGGCATCGTGGATTCCGGCTATCGGGGCGAGGTTGGCGTAATCCTGTTGAACACGTCAGAACAGACGGTGACGGTATGTAAGGGCGATCGTATCGCGCAAATGGTGTTCGTCCCATACGCTCACATGGCGTTCGAGCATGTGGAAAGTCTGCCTGAAACCGATAGGGGTGAGGGTGGTTTCGGAAGCACGGGAAAGGAATAGGGGAATGTTCAGGAAAGCGAATAAGAGCTTGCCGGTAGTCGCCGAAACCGATGATACGATCATCATCACATCGTATGATGACCTTCTGGCCGGTGATGTCTTCGTCGGCAAGAATGGCGAGGAATACGAAGTGGATGTGATTCGTAACGAGCATTACACTGTCGGAAATCCGACGATACGGCACGCGTGGACGTATGACGTGAACTTCGGTGGTAGGGTCATGTTGAACAAGTATCAGTTCGGCTGTGGCAAAAGGTATGTTGGCGAACCGAAAACGTTCGGCACACACCTGATCACCACCAGAACGGGAGAAGAGTATATTATCCTCTGCTATCCTAGCGGCAGCGATATGGGACGTTCCTATGCGTTTCTGGATGAGAATGGGGTGATACTGACACCAATGGCGGATGATGCCGTGACCCGTCAGATTTCGTGGGATGCCGTGAAAAAGCATGTCGATTCCGGCATTGTCCGCATAGTCAGGTTCGACACGTCAAGCCAAGATTAGACGTTCCCAAACGATGGTGTATACTAATCACTACCTTGGTAGGTTTTGAACCCGCTGAGGAATGTTCCCCACGAAAGTGGGGATGATCCCATGAATAAGTTGGGATGTGTAGTGTTCCCCACGCTGGTGGGGTTTTGTGAGGGTGGCTTAAAAACCACCCTCACTTATTTTTTCACACAAACACACGGGCATGAAACCACAATCGGACTCACGGAAAAACTTTCAGAAATACGTAAGGCCCTCTCACTGTTTGCGAGAGAGCCTTACCTCACTGCCTTTACGGGCAATGGCATTAGTGTGATGTCAGATAATAACACCCGCACATCAAACACCTTTTCAAAAAAGAAGATTGGTGACACGACTCATGGTGCCCAAAGAAAGGCCGAGAAAAGGTATTCTCGGCAAAAACATTAAAACCAAGGGTATCATACGACACGCTACCCTTGGCGCGAATATCAGTATGCGTCGGTGCATTCAGGGTCGAAATAGAGACTGTCACCACGCTTGTAGTGCACGGCCTTGATGGTGGCCGGATCATTCAATGTGATGAAATATTCCACCAGTTTGACATGAGACATCTTATCGACGGCTTTATGCACTTCATCATAGAACTTGTCCCAAGCCGTCTGGCTGTCCACGTCATCATCAATCATGCGGGAATATTTTTCTTTCAATTCATCTGTCGGCAAGGTTGCGTGGGAGAAATTCGTATCATCCTGTGCACTCATCCAAGAATCGACGCACGCCCGTGCTAAATCATTGGCCGCGATCACGCGGAAATGGGAATCGGTATTTTCCCAATTGCTGGACTTGACGAACTCGACATATTCAAAGCACATGATAATCACTTTCCTTTTCTTATAAATTTTATAAAGTTTTATAAACCACTATAAAGGTCTATAGGATTGATGATTTCCACCTGTGAGCCTTCCAGCCCACAGGAATGAATAAGCCATGCTTCCGCTTCCGAATCGTGCGCTTTATCGGTAAAGCAAAAATGAGCGGTGCCGTCTGCCGTTATCAACATCAAAATCCATTGAGGATAACCGGCATAAGGGCACACTGGAATGAACGGAAATCTTTGAATGGGTGAATATCGTAGCTGATACATGATTCCACCTCAGATGATTTCGTCTCGGAACGACAGGCATTCTTTTGGCAAGAGAGGGCCGGAAGTCACATTGCAGTACAACCATCCCTCATAGCCATGCCGTGCGCACCTGTATCCCTTCAGCCAATCATGCAGCCATCTGAGATGCAGACGGACGGTAGAAACAGGCTTCCAATATTCCTTGTTCGTAGTGCGGTCGAAACCGGCGAATTCGTAATACATCACTTGAATATCCTTTACGATTTTGAGAGGGTTTAGGAAAGCCGGTAGGATTGCTACCGGCTCTGAGGAATGTCACCAAGTCTTAGCGAACTCTTCCATGTCATCAGCCAGGAAGATCTGCGACTGTACGGGGCAAGTGCCGTTGAAAGCGAAATGATACGACCTGTAGCATGCCTTGCCGTCCTCGTCAACGGCCTGATCTTTGTCGATGGTCTGATTGTAGTCCGGCTCCCAGCCGGTGATGGTGACGTTATCCAAGTCCCACACGTCCTTCAGCTCGACGTGACGGCGGGAGAACTTCATGATTTCGGTGAACAGGTCGGAATCGATGTCATCGTAATCGTTGACGATCTGTTCACCCCAACCGCTGTTTTCGTAGCAGCGGTCTACGAGGATGTCCGCCGCCATGTCGATGTCCCAGTCTTCGAGCGGCTGATCGGAGTAGGTGAGGTAGTCTTCGATATACTTTTCGGCGGTTGCGTGATTGATTTCGGTACGCATGATAATATTCCCTTTGCAAGCTGATTATGGGTAATGTTTGATTGGTTTGCTCAGCCGGTGGATACTCGCAATATCCACCGGCATTTAAGTTAGAAGAGAGAATCCATGCGGCGAGGGTCAGGAAGATCCGTGGCGTTGATGACCGCGCTCAAGTAGGCGGTAAGCAATGCCGGACGAGCCTTGATCTCTTTCAGGACGGCTTGAATGTTTTCGTCAACCGTCGCATATCCAGCCGCTTCCAACGCGGCTTCGACATGCTCGGAAGTGATCGTAATCCTTGTCATCAAGCCGCCTTGACGAGATTGTGCGCGGTGAGATAATCCGTGATGGACCGTTCCAGCATCTTATCACTGCCCGGCCGGTAGTAGTCACGGTAGGCCACCACGCCAGTATCGCCATCATAGGCGACGTAAGCGACCTTACGCCCCTTGGAATCGCGGAAGCTGTGCGGCTTACGTTTGAAAGAGCCGAACACGCCAGCCAATTCCTTGACCGATTTGCCGCCTGGAATGGTCACATCCCGCACGATCACGCTGCCGGAGACCTTGACCACCTTAGCCTTGTTGTCGGAGACAGGCGGAACTTCAGGAATCTCAGCCGTCACCGGTTCCGGTTCGGTTGCTTCATCGAACGATTCGACGGCTTCCGGGTGGTCATACTCGGCGGGAGTGAGGAAGTCAATATCCCTCACAATCGTGTACGGATCTTCGATCTGCCACCCACGCCCAACGTCAAGCTTGGTGAGGGAAGCGCCGCCGATCTCATAATCGCCATCGGCCTTGCGCCATTTAACCTCGCCGCGTTCCACGATTTCAGGAATCTCGCCAATCTCTGAGATTGCCTGATCATACTCGCTGGACTTGATGTCCAATCGCATGGCCATGCCGTTCGCGCGGTAGGCCGCCGCGACGCCACGGACAGCGGCGGCGGACTTGCGGCCCGGGATGCGCTGCCATACTTGCCGGTTGCCATCCAGCCGGTAAGCCCATGCGCCGACCATGCTCTGCGTGGTGTTGAAATAGGCGAATTGGATGCCGTCGATATTGACCGCCCAAAGTCCGCTGATTGCCTGTGCCATTGTGTGCTCCTTGGATTGTGTTTGTGTGTGTGATTCTGAGACTACCACCATCCCGTCTACAGGACAAATCATGTAAACGGGAGATGGTGGGAAGTGTTGGAACTACGCCGATTGTTCGGCGTGTCGTGTTTAGGAAATTTTACTTACAGTTACGCGCCACTTCGCACGTCCGTAAGCATGGACGGTAGCCGTGAATGTAGCCGGGATAGATTAGCCATACGTATGTGAGCTCAAGCAGTCGAAATAGGGTATCAGTCGCACAGGGTGGAATGCTCAGCAAGTCCAGCCAAGTCACGAGGAAGAGGGCGAAGCCGCCCATGATCAGCAGTGAGCGGAGGAGATGAATCCTCATCGCCACACCTCCATTTGATGGACGGTACCGCAAGCGGTCAAGCTCACGGCAAAGACGATGGCAATGAGCGCGGATATGATCTTACGCATGATCACTGACCTCACTTGCCCTCACGAGCGCAACGCGCGATCAAAACTTCAGCCTGCCTGATTGCCCGCACGTACATGTCGAGCAACGTTTCGCCATGCCATGCCATCGAAGCATCATGGCCGGGACGCATGTACTCTCGCATTTCAGAAGCCGTGAAGAAACGTTCGGCGATGTCGCGATTGTAGACGAGACCGCAACCGCCGTAGATGTACGATTCCCAATCTCGCGCGCCGTTCAGCATCATCTTGCGCCGATCCGCAAACCGTTCCGGCATGGTCTCATCACGGAACGGTTCGAGCATGTCGAGCGCCGTCTGCTTGACACCTTGCTGCCACTTGCTGCGCGGTCGAGTGGCTTCGATTGCCTTGATGGTTTCTGGTACTGTCAGCATGATTTTTCTCTTTCCAGCGCCTGTGCTAGACTGGCAAGCGCTAATTGTTTTGTGTTTGTGTGGATGATTAGCACCGCCCCTAGCTGACTGGAATCAGCTAGGGGTTTTATGTTTTTTGAGCGGCGTGAGCGAGCCGTAAAGACATGCTCAAGCCTGATTAGGACTATCGACTTTCAGGCCGCTCACTGTCGAGCAGTCTGCGCGGATTAGCCACATGCAAGGCATCGCACAGGCGTAAGGCCGTATCCAAAGAGGCGGTACGTATATCCCTCTCACCCGACTCAAATCTGGCGATTGCGATATGATGCACTCCACTTTTTGCCGCGAGCTCTCGTTGCGTTAATCCACGGCTCAGTCTCAAGTCTCTAAGATTCATACTGTGCTCACTTTCTATGGTCGTGAGCACGATTGTAGTTTCAAACTCATGTATGCGCGCGGGACAATTCCATGCCGGATACCGCGCCCTCGTTGTGACTTGCATTCCGTATCGACCGTCTGCATCCTGAGGATGGAATTCAGCCGGAAGCAATCGGAGTGGTCTTGGTCACGTCCACTATTCGATTATCAAATTCCTCTTTTCGTGAGGTCAATACCGCGCGGCTGAGGGGCCGGGGCTGTGGGGTTGGGCCGTGTGGCCTTTGATCTAGGGCGGGTGGTTCATCTCCTGTTTCCTTTCGTGGTTTGTAGGTGATGGCTATCACTATACATGCTAGCCAATCGGATAGCAAATCGAGATACATAAGACGCCCGGCGTGTCGCATACCACATAAATCCACAGTCCCATACCATGCCGTCATGCCATGGCCGCCACATGCCAGGACAGACGGACGGCACGGCTCACGACAGACCACAGAGAGAGACGGACAGACCACGACCACGCCACGACCACAGACGGACGGACATGCCACAGGCACGGCACGTCACGACCACATGCACATCATGCGCTCACGTCGCACATGGAGATCGCAGACATAGGCACATGCATACACATGACCGCACGTGCGCGCACAAATACCATACGACACGCCACACGTCAACACACACCCCCCGTGGGAGAGGGTACCCCCGGGATAAAAGCAAGGCCGCTGGGCCTCTGGTGCTGACGCTGAATGCACCCCAGACCATTTTTGAACTACGCGTTACTCACGAAATCTTCACACGAATTGGACATGCAACCGTTGTTGCACCCGTTGGTGTGAGTAGAATACACCTTGGGTGATGTTGATGGCTGGGGCCTAAACTGGTCGTATCAACACCTGTTCCGGTTCCCCTACGAGTGGGCTATATGCGCATTTGAGAATATCTGGGGCTGGGATGGCGGTTCCACTGGATGTGGTGGTTGGATTGCTATGGCAGTGTTCGATTCCTGCGACCGCCCGCTTCTTCGGTTCGGCTTTGGAATTTTCTTGGTCGGATCCTGGTGTTATGCGGATTCGTGTACATGTCATTGGTGCAATTGGTAGCATGGCGGTCTCCAAAACCGTCGATGCCGGTTCGAGTCCGGCATGATGTGCGGTTGAGGGAGATGGTACCGCCCTCCAATACGCCGTTTGGTCAGTTTCTCGGGCGTAGGGTTTGTACTAAGCTGACAGCTGCCTCGTTGGGTGGACGTGCATGCTAGAACTGCACATTAGCTGATCTACATGTTGTAGAAACAGTCTCCGGAGTCGTCCTTCGTTGGGCGGCTCCTGCTTTTTGGATGATTGGCAGAGTGGCTTATTGCATCATCTTGCTAAGGTGACGGCCTGTTGTGGCCCGGGAGTTCGAATCTCTCATCATCCGCTCGTCTGGCTGACGTTAATCGCCATGTGTGTTCCTGTAGAGGTAGTCCAATCCCATCTCTTTTCTGTTGTGTATGTGGTGGGATTGGATTGTCTCTTACATGAGGTCGTGGATTTTCTTCGTGTTGAGGGCTTCCATGAGTTTCAAGGCCGTGCCGACTGTCATGTTGCTTACGGGGCGTTTGCCCGTCACGTATTCGGATATGGTTTGTTGCGGTATGCCCGATTTTCGGGCCAGTTGGGTTTGTGTGGTGTGTCGTTTTTCGATCATGCTTTTCAGGCTCATAGGTTCTCCCTTATTGTGGTAGGATTCTTGATTCTACCATATTATTCTGATAATGCTTGCGTGGCGGAATGGTAGACGCGACGGTTTCAAAAACCGTTACCTTTCGGGGTGTGAGGGTTCGAATCCCTCGGCAAGTACTAGGGGCGGTTGACCTGAGACAACCACTGTTGCTATAGATTCTCCCTGACTGGTTATGATGCTCGCTCAGCACCGGCCGCCCTGTTTTCTTGGAGGGATTGTATGCCGTGGTCTACTAGTAGGCGTAAGGAACGGTTCAATCCTGATTGGCCCCGTACCCGTATGCGGATTCTGAAACGGGACAAGCATGTGTGTCAGTGGCCTGTAAAGGATGATTTCGGCAACGTGCGTATTTGCGGCAAGTATGGCAATGAGGTTGACCATAAGGTTCGTCATGACGGGTATGACGATGACAGTTCCGAGAACCTGTGGACGTTGTGCCATTGGCATCATCAGCGGAAGACCGAAAGCGAGTCCGCTGATGTGCGTCGTGAGAATGGTAGGAAGCGGAAGGAGAATCAATGGTATTCTCACCCGGCTTTCAGGTGAATGATCTCATGTGCATGGTGGCTGGTTGTACGAATACGGTGTGTGCGAAGGGCTTGTGTCGTTCTCATTATGATCGTGACCGGCATTCTGGTTCGCCGTTGAAGCCGTTGCGTCAGCGCATGTGTCCTCAATGCCATGTGTGGTTCGACCCTAAGCGTTCTGATCAGCTGTTTTGTTCCGGGCGTTGCAGGGTGGCGTATAAACGCGCGCGTGACCGTGACGATTCGATGCCGTTGAAGCCTGTGACGACGATGTACGTGAAGCAGGTCGATAGGGATGATGTAGGCCCTGAACTGGTGGTTGAGGCGTTTACTGACTCTCAGGTGATTGATAAGTGTGGTGGCTTGTGTGCGATATGCCATGAGCCTGTCGTTTTGAGTTCCGGCGGGGATGATGGCCCCGCTTTCATATGGAAGGTTCCTTTGGAGAAATCGTTTCAGGCGACTTTGAAGAATCGTCTGCTGGTTCACAAGCGCTGCAAGGGTGGAACGCCTTAGCGGTGGTGTTGTCCTGAAACGGGACGGATTGTGGAGTGGTTATGGCTGGTAATGGGCGTGGTGCGCAGAAGTCGAAGAACCCTATTCTCAAGGCTCCTGAGAGTCCTATGGGGTTGGAGTTTCCGGCTGTCCGTCCTGATGGGCAGGAGTGGTTGCCGAGGACTCGCGCATGGTATGAGTCGATTCGTATCAGCCCGTTGGCCCAGCGTATGGGTGTTGAAGCTGACTGGTATGCAGTTCAGGATTTGGCGTTGTTGAAGGATGATTTCTGGCGCCCGAAGACGAAGGGCCGTTGGATGTTGGCGAGTGAGATTCGTCAACGTGAGGGCACGTTGGGGATTACGCCCGAAGCTCGTGTCCGTTTGAAGTTCGACGCTCCGCAACCGGATGACATGAAGGCTTCCGCCTATCAGGGGGATACCGAGGGTTCCCGCAACGTCCAACGTAATAGGCAACGTGCCGCCGCGCTTGGCTTGAGAGTGGTTAGTGGCGGTGAGTAGTGCATACACGTATTCCTGATCTTAAAGGCGATGATCTCGCCCGTTCGATGGGAATGTTCGCTGTATGGTGGATTGAAACGTTTTTCCGTGTTGGCCGTGGCGGTGGCGTGGGCTTGCCGGAAGAGTTCGACATGGACGAATACCTGTTCATGCTTCACGCTTACGCGTTGACCGAATGGGGTACGCGCCGGTTCAACCGTGTGTTCTATTCCCGTGCGAAAGGCAAGAACAAGTCCGGCAAGGCCGCTGGCATATGCGCGTTCGAGGGTTTGGCCCCGTGCAGGTTCGACCATTGGGCCGAAGAGGGTGAAACCTACGAGTTCCTTGGCGAGGTTTACCCGTATAGTCCGGGCGAACCTGCGGGCCGTATGGTGCAGATGCCGCAGATTCTCTGCTTGGCTACCGCCGAAGGCCAGACGGGTAACATTTTCGACTCGATCTACTACAACTGCGACCAAGGCCCGTTAAGCCAGCTGAAGGGCGTCGGCCTTGACGTGGGCCGTACCCGTATCGGATTGCCTGAGGGTGGGGAGATTATTCCTACCACGAGCGGCGCCGCGTCGAAGGACGGCGGCTTGGAAACGTTCGCCGCCTGTGATGAAACCCATTTGTACAATACGAACAAGCTGCGCAACATGTACAAGACCGTGCAACGTAACCTTGGCAAACGTAAGGGTGACGCTGACCCGTGGATTCTGGAAACGTCCACCATGTACAAGCCGGGCGAAGAGTCCATTGCGGAAACCTCATACAAGTATGCATGGGATACCGCTTCAGGCAAGATCAAGCATCGTAGCGGCATTTACTTCGACCACGTGTATGCGAACATCGACTTGGATGATTTCGCGGACGAGAAGAAGGTTCTCCGCGCCTTGCAGGTGGCTTACGGTGCCAGCGCGAAAAGTTCGGACGGTAAGGATCATCTGATACTGCCCGATGGCCGCATGACAGTGTTGGACGATGAGGGCGTTGACCCTGAAGGCCACACGTATTGGGATGGTGAGCTTGGCCCGTCGAAGGATGGGTGGATTGATTTGAACGGGCAGATGGATCAGATCTATCAGCCTGATTCCGATCCGGCTGACTCCATGCGCTACTTCTTCAACACGTTGTCGAGCGTGCATGATGCTTGGATTACCGAATCCGACATTCAATCCCACTTGCTGTATCGGGATGAAATGCATACGGCGTTCAATTCGATCAGGTTGGATGGCGCTTGGCAACGGTTCGTCACGAAGAAGGAACCGATCACCTTGGGGTTCGATGGTTCCGTGTCGGATGATTCCACGGCTCTCGTGGGTTGCCGCGTGTCCGATGGCATGCTGTTCCTCATCAAATTGGAGTCTGCGCCGGATGGCCCCGAGAAGGCTACGTGGCGTGTGAACCGTGACGCATTCGATGGCATGGCCCGTTGGATGATGGACAAGTATAACGTGGTCGGATTCTTCGCCGATGTCGCCTATTTCGAGCAGATGATAGGCGGTTGGGAGAAGGATTTCGGCAAACAGTTGAAGGTTGGGCCGAGGGCGTCCGGCGACAAGATAAAGTTCTGGACGAACAATTGGTTTAAGGACATGCAGGTGGCGTTGGATAATGCGCATACCGCTTTCCGATACCCGTATACGGAGCCTGAGAGGAAAGGCAAGCCGGTCAAGGATGATATAGCCTTGCTTGCCGATCCGAGGCTGATAAACCATTTCCGTAACGCCCGCCGTCGTGAAACCCGTACGGGGTATGCGATTTATAAGGAGTCTCCGAACTCGCCGGACAAGATCGACGCTTGTATGGCCGGACTGTTGGCTTATACGGCGCGAAGCCGGTATTTGGAGTTGGCTGACGCGAAGCCGAAGTATGCGCCGCGCAGAATCTACTGAATGTTAGAGAGGTGTCATGGCTGAATTGCAGCTTATCATCGACGGTGCCACCAGTGAGGATGATGACGCTTATGTGATTACCTCTCTGGCTCAGGAGTGGGGTTCCCGTCTGCTTGAGATTGCCGAATTGAAACTATTCAAGGATGGCAAGGAGATGGTGGACAAGAGCAGTGTCCCGCAGGGTGTTGACCCTAATTCGGCTCCCGTGTATAGGCTGATGCGTCAGTTGGGTGTGGTGAATCTAGCCCGGCGTATCAGCGAAAGCGTGACAGACCGTCAACAGCCCAATGGTTTCCGTAAGGTCGAGGATTCCTCGTTGAAGGATACCGACGCGGATAAGATGGCGAAACAGTGCGGTCTGTCGTTCATCCTACGCCGTCACCTGTTGCCCGATAAGGGTGATTACGGGTGTTCGTTCGCCATCGTTGGTAAGGGTCGTGGTACCCATTACATCAAGGCGTTGAGCCCTTGGGAAGCGTGGATGTCCGACAATGACGATTCGGCCATCATCTACTCGTATGACGACAAGGAGGGTGTCGAAAAGCTCACCTTGTTCCGTATCGAACGTGATGATGACGGGTATGCGAAGCGAGTGTATTCTCGCGTGGCTTCACGGGAATCCGATAAGACGGTCATCAACCCGTCGAACGATACCGAACTGTCCGACTTCATCAACGATGGCAAAGTGTGGAGTCCTGGTACGAACTGGCAGTGGGATTCCAGCAAGGATGACGAGTATGATTACGCTCTCGCCTGTGAATCGTTGCCTATCGTCCGGTTGAGCACGGTTGACGGGCAAGGCTTGTATGAGCCTTATCTGCCGATGTTGAAGCGTATCGACCGTGAAGTGTTCGACCGGTTGTGCATTACGATGATGCAAGCGTTCCGACAGCGTGCCATCAGGGGTGAGCTTCCCCAGACCTACACCGAAGAGGACATTGACGTTATCAACGGTCTTGCCGAAGCCGGAGACCCCATCGATTATTCGAAGCGTTTTGCAATGGGCCCCGCCGCCTTATGGCAGTTGCCGGAGGGCATTGAAATATGGGAGTCGCAGACCACCGATACGAGTGGCTTGCAGAACATCATCGCTTCCGACGTGAAGCAGATCGCGGCAGTGTCCGGCATCCCGTTGGATATTCTTTCGCCTGACGTTCAGGGTTCCGCCAATGGTGCGGAGTTGAAGCGTGAAACCTTGAAGTTCAAAGTGCAGACGATGAACGAACTGGACGCCGAAGCCATCGTGCGCATGATTCGCATGGCCATGGTGTTGGATGGTTCCAAGGCGGCTTCCGAAACCGAGTTCGAGATGGTGTGGAAGCCGATGGATACCACGTCTTCGTTGGAACAGGCCCAGGCTTGCCAACTGCTGTATCAGAGTGGTTTGATGGCGCGTCGTACCGTGTTGACGCATCGCATGGGCTTTACCGCTCAGGATGTGGCCGAGGATGATATGAACCGTCTCGCAGACCAGTTCAACACCACGTCGCAATCCGGCAACGGTGGCGCGAAGATGGCCGCTGCGGTGGAACCGGCTACCGGATGGGATGAGGATACCAAATCCGCAGTTGACGGTCTTCCTACGGTTGAGGCGGAACTTGTTGATGACGAGGAATCCTGATGGCAGGGAAGAGTCTTAAAACGCTTTCCGTCTCCCTTGAACAGGCGTGTAGCAGTCTGGTCAACGAGTATGTGAAACAGGCCCGCACTGTGTGGGGTGCGCTCACTCCGGCTGACTGGTGGAATGATGGCATGACGTATGCCGTCGCCGCTCGTATGGCCTTGTTGGAGATAGCGATGATTCAGCAGGTGCGGCAGTTGGGTGTCGCCTATGCGGATGAGACGTTGAAGCTTGTCGGCGTCAACCCGAAGGGCAATGTCCAGAATCTCGTTTTTCCCCGCGACAATACCGATCCGTGGCTTGTGGCGCAACGTCCGGCTGACACGTATCGTGAATGGGCTGTCAGGAATCCGACGATACGTCCCAAGGATTGGCCCAGTAAGACCGATGAGACGTTCGAGGAAGTCAACAGGTGGCTGTCTCACGCGTTCGACCGGCTACAGGCCACGGCGGAAGAGGATGCGGCGCGTGCGCAGACCAGCGCCACGTTGAGCAAATATCGACGTAGCAAGGTGTTGCAGTATCGCAGGGTGTTGCATCCCGAACTGTCCAAGACCGGCTCATGCGGCCTGTGCATCGTGGCGGCTGACCGATGGTATTCGACATCCAACCTTCTGCCGTTGCACGCCAACTGCCATTGCGGTGTCGCCCCAGCCGGCAGTGACTACGACCCCGGACTCCAATTGAATCAGGCCGATCTGAAACGATTGTATTCCGAGGCTGGCGGCACTACGGCCGCCGCATTGAAACAGGTGAAGGTGCAGACCATCACCCACGGCGAACTTGGCCCAGTCCTCCTAGCAGAGGATGCCAAGGACACACCGAATCACGTTCCGTCGAAGGATTCCGACGCATGGCATACGCCAGACCGTCAGACCACGTTGGAACAGTGTGAGCGTATGGAGAATCGGGCGATCGAATTCAACAGACGCTACAAGGAAGTTCAGAAGTCCGGCAAGCCGGTTCAATTCCGGTATGAGGGGCGAAAGTTCACGTTCAAACCTACCGACAATCTGAAACAGGCAATGGCATGGCAATCGACCATACTCAACCAGATGCGTGCCATGCTAGGCAAGGCCGCATGATCTATCGAAAGGATTCAAGCCGGATGGCTAATGAAATCACTACTGCCGCTGAAACGGCGGCATCACAGAAAGCGCCTGAAACGGGTGCGAACGAACAGCCGAAGGACACTGCCACCTCCACTGTCGCACAGGCGTCGGAGGACAAGTCCAAGACCGGTGATGACCTTGCCGAAAAGTTGGGCATGTGGAAGCATCAGGCTCGTGAGAACGAGCAGAAGATGTATGAGAACCGTGACCGTGCCAACGCCGCCGAAGCGAAACTCGCTGACATCGAAGGTCAGATGGCGCAAGCTCAGGCACAGATCGCGCGATTGACCGCGCAGAAGAATCATCCTGAAATATCGGATGAGGCTTTCGACACTTTATGCAAGGAGACTGACCCCGAGGAAATTTCCAAGTGGGCTGACTCGTTTGCGAAATTCATGCCCGGCAAGCCCGAAACAGGCGAGTCCGGTAAATCCGAGCCTGACGTTTTCCCGCGCAACACGGGCAAACAGGCCATGCAGACGGCTCTCTCCAATTCCGCACCGCATGTGCATAAGCCCGCTCAGGGTGATGCCAAAAGCGGTTACGAATACGGTCTGAAGCATTCAATGATTAATTCCAAGAAGGAGTAAACCTATGGCTAACGCTATGGTTCGTACCGAGAACCTTACCGCGCCTCAGGACAAGCAGAAGTGGCTGATCAACCGTATTACCGACGGTGCGAAGAAGGTCACTCTCGACTTGTCCACGTTCATCGGCGATTCCGGCAAGGAGGCAAAGTATTTCGCTTCCATCGACGATGAGAATACCGTGGCATACCTGTATTCCGGCATTCCGCTGGCCCGTATCGGCTCCACTAACAATTTCGGCCCGTATGATCCGACTGCATCCGATGGCCGTCAGACCAAGGTGGCTGGATTCCTGGAGTCTCAGGTCAAGGTCGAGTTCACTCGCAAGGGCTTGAAGGAACGGTATGTCGATTCCGCCTTGCGTTACATGGCTGTGATCGATAAGAGCGAACTGCCCGTGACCATCGACAATGCGAAGGTTGACGGCCTGATTCTGTCCTATGATGCCGGTTCCGGTTCCGATGTCGAAATGCTGTCCACCGTCACGGCTTCCGGCTCATACACTCTTCCGGCGGCTTCCACTACCGCGTTGGGTGGCGTGAAGCAGGTGAACACTCCTAGCGAGGATTCCGTGTCCGCTTTGAAGAACGCGTTGAAGCTCGCCGGCATCTTCGCAAGCTGACATTCCCTCTGAACTATTCATGAACCCGCCCGCCGTGGCGGGTTTTCTCATATAGGAAGGCTTTTATATGGCTCTGGTAAACAAGGATTTCATTACCCCTGCCGAAGCGTCCGGCATTGTGCTCGGCGCTTATCAGGGTGCCACTTCCGCCTTGCCGTTCGGTCAGATTCTTACGGATATGAACAATCCGACCGGCATTAACGTCAGCTGGGTTCCGAACCAGCCGCGTTTCGAGGTGGATACGATGGAGTATTCGTCCTATGATGCTGAGGCACCGTATGACGAGACCCACGCCGGTGGCAAGAAGAAGTATACGGAGATGCTTCCGTTGCGTAAGCGTCACCGCGTGTCCGAAGAGGACATCGTCAAGGGCATCGCTTCTCCGAGCTTCACCGTCGATCCGGCTGTGAACGGCGTGATCGCCACTCCGACTGCCGCCGACAATCTGCGTGAGGCGTTCGTCCGTCTCGGCAAGGAGCTGGCGTTCACTCTGGAAATGTATCGTGTGGAAGCCGCAGTGGATGCGAAGATTTCCCCGAAGTCCGGTTCCGCTTTCGATAACGAGTGGGATTATGCCCGCGACTCCACTCTGACCGTCGCCAAGACCACCGGCCAGACTTGGGCCGATGGCGGTGACCCGGTTCAGGATTTGCGTGATTGGGCTGACGCCATCGATGCCGTCGAGGGTGATATGCCGACCATCATGCTCACCACCAAGAAGGTGTGGCGTGCGTTGGCGAAGAACGCGGCCATGATCAAGTACTATTATCCGACTACGGCCAAGGCTTCTCTGCCGAACCTGTTGAAGGATGATGAGTTGAAGTATGTGCTCATTCAGATGACCGATATTCGTGAAGTGGTCATCGTGGATGACATTTACAAGGATTACGCCCGCCAGATGGGTATCGAACTGCCCGGCAAGGTCAAGTCGTTCTTCCCGGAGAACACCGTTCTCCTGATTCCGGCCTTGGGTGACACTTCGATGGGTTACACTGCTTTCGGCCCGACCGCTCAGGCGAAGGAGAAGGCCGTGTATGGCATCACTCGTGAATATGATGCCGGCCCGGTTGGTGTCGTGTTGGATTCCACTGGCGCGAATCCGGGCTATGAGGCGCTTGTGAACGCTTCCGCCCTGCCGGTGCTGGTCAAGTCCAACAGCACGCTTAAGGCCACTGTGCTTCTCTGATGGTCAGGAGTCCCCGTGAGTACCGCAATCATCGATGATATTGATTGGGTGGGGTGGATGGCGAAGTTCGCCACTGCCGACTCGGCATTGTTCACGGGGGACGACGCGCCATATGATGACGTGTGGGTTAGGACTCGTTGCCGTAGGGCCGCGTTGACATGCTTGGGTGTGAGTCCTCTCGTTCGGGTGCGCTTGCGTAAGGGGCGTTTGAGCGAAGAGGACTTCGCGCAGGTGGTGTGCGAAATGGTGTTGCGGTTGGCGAAGTCGGAACAGTATAAGAGCGAATCGAACGGTTCCTACTCGTATCAGCGCAACGACCCCCAGCCTGACCCTCCCGGCTATTCTCCCACGCCGCGACTGTTCGTCTCCAAGGATGATCGCACCGTCCTGTTGGGTTCCGAGAACCCCGTGGGCGGTACGAGCCATGTCAGCTTGGGGCTCGACCCCGGTTATGGTGGTTGATGGTGGCTGTCTACGCGGAGAAGCCCCGTAACGGGCATGTCTACGACAATGCCACCGCCCCGAAGCATGTGCCGACTGACCTGCTTCACCGTGACATGATGATATTCGAGGGGATGAAGCCGTTGGTGAACTGTTACGGTTCCACGACCATTCCCACGGGGGAAGTCCACTACGTGTATGGTTGCGTGGTCGGGCGTACCCAGAAGAACAGTGTCATGTCGGAGAACTGGGCACAGGATACCACGCCGCAGAACGTGGGTGGCAACCGTGAAATGAACCAGATCAAGATTCTCGCCCCCGAATGGCATGGCGACTTCTATTCCCGTATCTGGTTCAACGGCTCATGCTATGAGGTGGATGGTTCGCCGGTGTATTTGCCGCATTCGTCCGACTTGGCGAAACATTACGAGTTTCCGGCACGTCGAGTGTATGCGCCCGAACTTGCCGTGAACCATATTGACCCGCCTACCGTACCGGAGGATGCGAAAGTATGGGGTACGTGAGGTTGAAGCCTGACCTGAACCTTCAGATAGCGAAACGGTTCGGTGGGAAAGCCACCAGACCGCATGCGTTGAAGGTCGAAGCGAAGGCGAAAGCGTTGGCCAGTACCAGGGCCGTCAGTTCCAGCGTTGCTGACCGTATCGAGTTCTCCACTCACGCGCATGGCATTCATTCCAGTGTGATCATGAGCGTGATAGGACGTAACGGCGTGCAGATAGCAAGCCTGTTGGAGTTCGGATATTTCAACGATTGGCTGGAAAACAAGTATGGTGAACATGACTTCCGGGCGCACATGCAAGGCAAGTACATTATGAGCGAGGCCAAGTATGGCTGATGTCATTCATGATTTGAGTGTCCGTGACCCGTTGGATGCGGAAGCGTTGGTCGATACAATGCTGAAACGGCTTGATTTCGACGCCGCCGGATTCGATAAGGTCGTGGTGTTGCCGCGCGATATGGCGTTCACCGACTCGTATGTGATGGATCATGATGTAATCATATGGCATTGCGGAGCCCCATCCCAGCCTGACTGGAATCTGAAGGCGTGGGTGTGGCGTTTCACGTTGAGTCTGACGGTGGTGAATCGTGAGCCGAAACGGAATCATGACATTGCCGCGTTCCTTCACCGGAGCATTTCGCAATGGCCGTACGATAAGGGCACTGAGTTCGGCAAGATAGGGGCGATACCCGACAATCCCGGATTCCAGTTGACTTCCATCGGCGACGTGGTGACTACGAAGACCGCAGTGGTGCGTTCCTGTACGAAGCTGGTGCAAGCCGGCTCCCTGCCAATCACAGGCTGATTGGCTTACTGATTTTCCCAAAATAAAGCATGCGACCCCGTGACCTTTCCGGCATGGGGTTTTCTTGTATGCGCGAATCTTGAAAGGATTCATTATGGCTGATGCCTTGGGTATCCATGGTGAAAGCGTAACTCAGGCCGTTCGAGGCTCGGTGTTCCTGTCTGATGCTGAGACCTTGATCGGCAAGGTCGATTTGAAGAAGTTCGAGCTGACCGCCGAGAAGGTGGAGCTTACCGTCAGTGGCAGTGAGAGTGCGAAGACGTTCTACAACTTGGGCCACATGTCCAATAACACTCTGCCTGAGTTCTCCCTTAACGGCGGTGACGCCACCAATCTTTCCACTTGGCTTGAAGCGTCGTTCCGTACGTCTTACGACGAAACGACCGGTAAGGTCACGTTCTCCAGCGTTCAGGGCGATAAGACCACGCTGAAGACCATTTACAATGCGGTTGACATGCCGGATAATGTCGGCATCGCATTCAGCTTGGTGAAGGCTCCGGTTGCGAAGAGCGTTCTCATCCTGTGGCAGGACACCAATACCGGCGAACGTTCCGCCCTCCTGTTGCCGAACCTTGACTTGGCTTTCAACAATCTGCCAAGCCTCTCCACCGATAAATTCACCGAATACGGCATGGAAGGCACCATCAAGACGTCGAAGAAGCTGCCGAAGGACGCCGCCGGCAAGTATTGCTCCGTGGCCATCTTCGACACCGCTGACTTCAAGGCCGTTTAGCTGACTTCCGAAGCCGATTTCTCGGCAACCTCACGTTCCGAGGATGGTCAAAGCGGGACGGAAAACACCGTTTCGCAGCCTGTTGTTCAGTCTGACACCGAACGGACTTCACAGACAGGCTGAATCATATAGCTTCCCAACCGCCCGTGCCTCCATCCGGACGGTTGGGATTCTCATTAACCGCATGATGGGGGATTCGAGCCGATGGAGGATGTCATGGCTGAACATAATGATGAACCCGTTGAAACCGTAGAAGTTCCCACCACTTGGGAAGAATTGAAGGCGTTCGACGAACGCTTGCACGACCTGCCCGACATGGTACAGGCCGAGGATTTCACCCCCGCACAGACCGCCATGTATACGGTGACGAGTGGACGCCTGTACGAGCGTACCAACCGTCTGAACGAACTTGGATGGTTCGGTGGCGGAGAGTCGAAGAAGAAGCGTAAGAACGCGGAGGACGAGATCGTTCTCGCTTTGGCCGAATACGTCGAATACGCCGACCAGTGGTTTGAATCGTTGGCCCTCGACAAGGACGCCTACCATGAGTGGGCCAAGGGCCGTGTCCTGATCGACCTGTTCGCCATATATGCGACTCTCGACCGTTTCTATACGGAACGCTTGGGAAAATCCAACACCTCGAAGACGCGCTCCAAAAGTGCCGAGTAGAGGTAGTTTGCGACTTCCGCAGATTCTACAATCTGAATCTGCCCGATGATATTAAACGTTACGAACCGTCGTACCTGTGTGACCTGTTGGACGGGTTGGAAGGCATCGACGGTTCCATGTATCGTGCGTGGCTTCTCCAATACGAGCCTGTGGACGAAAACGATAAAAGCGAACGTGGCAAACGTCGGCTCAGCTATCTGTCGTTCAGCCAGGATTCCGCACTGTTCCTTGAAATGGCGAACACGTTGGAGACGTTGCGTGTCATGCTCGCCATCTATATGGGCGATAAGAAAGCCCAGCCCGATCTGATACTGCCGCCCGGTGTGGATGCCATTGATGGCGTGGATGCCACGAAACGTTCGATGAGCACTGCCGGCATGAGCATCAGTCAGATTTCCGGCATGCTTCACGGCATGTTCGGAGGCAATGGGGCTGGATAGTCACTCTTCCCGCATTCCACGTTTCTTTTCTGTCCCTTTCTTTCCGTGGAATGCGGGATTTTCCTTTTAAGGTGGTCTGCTTTATGGCTGGATTATGGTCTGCCGGTAGGGTTGGTATCGATGTCGAGCCGGTCACTACGGGATTCTACGCGAAGCTGGATGCGGAACTGGCTCGCGCAGCCGGTAAGGAGATCGAGGTCACTGCGAACCTTGACCTTGATGATGGCAGTGCGCGCCGTCGTCTGCGTGAATGGGATGGCAAGACCGCCGAACTGCGCATCAAGGCCGATGACTCTCAGGTGCGTCGTCTTGTCAGCCAGTGGAACGGTAAGAACCTCAACGCCAAACTCGACTTGGATACGAAGAAGTTCAAACGTGAACTGTCCGATGTCGAAGGCGAATTGAAGAAGGTTCGCAATCAGACCAGCTGGCAGAAGTATTGGTGGGATAAGAGCGTTGATTCCGCCGAAAAGTATACGAAACTGTTGGAACGTCAGAAGCAGTTGACGAAACAGCAGTCGAACCTGTTGAAGAACGAAATCAACAATCGCATGAGCGCCGTACGCTCCATGCAGGACGCGATACTGAAAACCAGTCCTTTCGGCGCTTCCAACGTTTTCGACCAGCAGGACGCGAACAAGATCGTAGCCCGCTACCGCCAGATGCTCAAGCAGGTCGAGAAGAACCCGGCAAAAGTGAAGCTGATGCTGGACGATGCGAACTATCGCACCGTGATAGCCCGCTTGGAGAAGGTGACGCGCGAGAAGGCCAAGGCTGCCGAAGAGAACAGCCGCGTCCGTCTCTACTTGGATGGTGCGGACAAGCTCGAAGCACGCCTGAAAGCGTTGGAACATACTCGGCTTACGATTCCGGCGGAAATCAAGGTCGAACAGGAAAACATGATCCGCCGTCTACGTGAGACGGCTGAACGGGTCAGGTTGAACCCGGACGCTAAATACGAGGTCAATCTTGACGTTGACATGAAGCGTGCCGAGGAACGCATCAAGAAGTTCAAGGATGATAACGACACCTTGAATATGGACGTGGACTTGGAGACCGCCGCCGCCCGTGCGCATCTCATGTATTTCACCCGTCCCCGTACCGTAGACATTTTCGCACGGTTCCGTGGAACGGACATGGGTAAGATTCTCAATGGCATGACGTATGGCGCGTCCGGTCTGCAAGGTGTCGAAAACCAGTTTCAGCGTCTCGTGAATCTCATGGACACGTTGGATACGAAGGTTCCGAAGTTCGCCATTCTAGGCAGTACGCTGATTTCCATTGGCGCTGGCGCCACGAATCTGGCCGGAACCATCGGAGGTTTAGGCAAGAGCATCATCAGCCTTTCCAAGGCCGCATATGCCGCCCCTGCCGCGTTTACCGGTCTTGCCGCCATGTATTCGACGTTCAAGATGATCTATGGCGACAAGGGCACCACTTGGGCTGAAAACATTGATTTCGCTTCCACTAAGCTGTCCAACCTGTCGGAAAGCGTGCAAAAGGCATTCTATGGGGTTGCGAAACCAGCCATCATGGATACCGCCAACGCCATAGGCGATTCTCTCGTGCCTGAGATGAGCACTCTTGCCAAGCATGAAGGTGAGATCGTCGATAAGCTGATGTCTGCCGTGCGCACGTCATATCAGATGAACGAGCTTCCCGTGATTTTCGACCGCGTGAACGAGTCGATGGATAATCTCGTCCCTGGCGCCGAATCGTTGATTACGGCATTGTCGAAGATCGGCACGGCCGGCAGTAAATATCTACCTGAGTTTTCCAACTGGCTAAGCAAGAACGCCTCATATTTCAGTGCTTGGGCTACAGAAGTGTTGGAGCATTCCGATCGCGTGGATAAGGCCATGGCTGGGGTCAAGGAACAGGCCGGTTATCTTGGTTCGGCCGTGAAATCCTTGATGGGAATTTTCGATGGCACATTCGGCACGCTGGCAAAGTATGAGAACGGCATTCAGGGTTTCTCCGAAACGTTGCAGAAGATGAATGATGCCGTGCATTCAATTCGATTCCAGCAGACGTTGGAATCTTGGATTGATGGCGCTCAGATTGCTCAAGGCAAGGTGCGTGATTCGTTCTCGAACGTAGGCGAATATTCGTATATGCTTCGGGATTCCATGAAGCAAGCGTTTGCCGACGCGGGTACGGTGGTTGGTTCCACTATTTCCGAAATCAGCCGCCTACTAGGGCGTAGTAAGTCCGGCATTCAGGATTTCACTTCAGGTATCGCTTCTGGATGGTCTACCGCCATGAAAGCGTTCGGCGACAGTAGCGGCGTGTTCAACAGTCTGCTGACCATGGTAGGTAAGCTGTCTAACGCATTCGGTAGTACGTTGGCTGCGTCGTTGAAGTCCGCCGCCCCAACGATCGAAGCCATCGCCGATGTCACCAGCACTATTGCCGATGCGATAAGCAAAATTCCAGACCCCTTGAAGGGTGCTCTGGGATTGTGGGCGACGTTCGGACGTACCGGTAAGAGCGCGTGGACTGCGTTGAAGGTCGGCGCTCTTGAGAACATTCAGAAGACTTTGCAATATCAAAGTACGCTGCGACAGTTGGGTGTCACCGTTGACAGCACAAAGGTGAAAATGACCCAATTGTGGCAAGCCACGGCGAAGTTGCAGAGGAATGCTTACACGGCTTCCGCCACTAGCAATGCCATGGCGTATGGGAATGTTGCAGGACTGTTCACTGGTATCTCCAAGGGTGCTGAACAGGCTTCCAAGAGCATGTCGAATCTAAGCCCACGTCTTACCGCAGTGGTGAGTACGTTAAGTGAGGTGGAGCAGACCGGTAAGGTTCCGGTGAACAATCTCACCGAAAGCATCAGCAAGGTCGGCACCACGGTCGAAACCACTGGCGGCAAGTTCGCAGGTTTCAAGACGAAGGTTACTGGCGCGTTGGAAAAGGTTGTTTCCAGCAGTAAGAATGTCGGTAGCGTATTGCTTGAAATGGCTGGCGGCTGGTCTGGACTTGCTGGAATGGCCGGTATCGGCGCGTTGACCTACGCGTTCTCCGACTATTCCCAACACGCACAGAACGTGAAACAGGTTTCCGAGGATGTGTCACAGGCGATTTCCAACATCGCCACCGCTTCACATGATGCGGCAAACGAGCTTGGCTCAGTCGGCACCGCGATCCAGAATAACCTTAGCGCGAATTCCGACGCCGGACGCACCGCTTGGCAGGCAAGTTTCATCGGCAAGGCTACAACCGGTTCGGTGTTCGGCGATTTCAAAGATACCTCCGACGCTATCAGCCGGCTGAACAAGGGCCTGAAGACAAATAAGGTTAACATGACCGACATGTCCAAGGCGGTGGCTGGGACAAATGGCGAATACCAGAAGTTTGTCAAGCAGTTGGATTCCGCAAACGCCGAGTTAAACAATCCTAACGTCGGATTGATTGAGTCCATCCGCAACGGCGATTCGGTACGAGCATACGAGGATATCAAGAAACGAACTGCCGAACTTCGAGAGGAGATTATCCAACAGGCCAAGCAGACAGCGGTTGCCAACGGCTATTCCGAGAAGCGCGTGGACACTCTCCTAAACGAGGGTGAGAGTCTTGACCAGATTTCAGCCAAGATTCAGACGGCTACGCAAAAGCAGGAGAACCATACTCAGGCTTTGAAACTGTTGAATCAGGTTGAAAAGAATTCAGTCAGCAGCCGTATCGCCGCCAACTCCGCTGGGGCTACCTACAATTCCACATTGCAGGGGCTTGGCGATACCATCAAAACCGTCAAGGAACTGATGGAGAGCGGCCAGTCAGCTTGGGATGATCAGGCGAAGAACTTCAACCTGACCACCGAAGCCGGCAGGGAAGCGTCAAACGCTTTCGGCACATTGTCAACCAACGCGCAAAATTACATTTCCGCGATGATCGACAACGGTGATTCCCTGGATAAAGTTACCGCGAAGAACAATGAGATGCGTCAGAGTATCTACGATACCGCAATGCAGATGTTCAACAATAAGGACATCGCTAAGGCATTGCAGGATCAGTATGCCCTTACGCCAGAGGAAGTCGAGACTGAGTTCAAGGCACATGTCGCTCAAGCGAAATTGGATTGTGCTGAATATCTGAGCCTGATTCGAGACACGTTCCCAGACGGCACAGGCACCAAAACGTATACGGCCATCATGAAGGCGATTACGAAGGGTGCCGTAACTGACATTAACGAGGTTCAGGCATTGGCTGATAAGTTGGCTGACGGCAAGCATGAAATCGTGTACACCGCCGACAACAAGGCAGTGGTCGTCGCATCCGATGAAGCGACACGAGCCATCATGAAAGTGCCGGCATCGAAGGATGCGTATCTCAATGCCATCATATCTGGTAAGAGCGATGCTGACGCATTGAAGGATGCGATCGATGCCATCCCAGAGACGAAGGATGCGTATGCGAAGGCGAAGGCCGAAGGCAAGAGCGACATTGACGCGCTTGCCGAAGTGCTGAAGGCGTTGCCTACGGAGAAAAACACTGAGCTAACGGCAACTGACAATACTGGTGCAGGTGTTACGAGCGGTACGGAGAACTTGGATAAGTTCAACCAGAAGTTCGGTAAGGTCAATTCCGATCTGAATGCCACGGATAACACCGGTGGGGCAACTAACTCAGCCAAAGGCAACATTAGCTCAGTCCCAAATACTCATGACACCGGCGTGAACGCTCAAGATAATACTGGTGGCGCTACTGGCTCAGCCAAAGGCAACATTAAATCTGTGCCGACCAGCCATGACACTTCGTTTGGAGCCTCGGTTTCAAGTAGTTTCGGCGGTGCAGTCGGAAGCGCCTTGAACTGGATTAAGCAGGTGCCCACATCAATCACTACGTGGTTCCACGGCATTTTCAGCAAGGAAGGCGACGGCAAGGCTACTGGTGGTCGTATCTACGGCCCCGGTACGGACACTTCCGACAACATCCCACTTTGGGTATCCCCGGGTGAAGCTGTGATCCGTGCCGCCGCATTGAGGAAACTGGATGCCAAGTATGGTGCCGGGTTCTTCAACTACTTGAATGCGAATGGTGACATTCCGTTGAAGTATCGTGGTCAGGTTGCTCAGGCTAAGACTGCTTCCGTGCAGTCCAATGGTGTCAAGTATCGGAGTCAGATTCAACGGTTCGCCAATGGTGGGCGTGTCCAAACGTTGCGTAACGGGTGGAATGTGGTCGTCAATCCTGAAGTCAAGGTTGATGGCGGTAATGGTACTGTGGTCAATCAGACGTTCAATACGAAGGTTGTGCGCAGTAATGATGACCTGTATGCCGCCGCGCCGATCTTGCATCGTAACGCGTTGGCCGAGGCTAGGAGGTTCCAACGGTGAGTGATGTTCCCGAACTGGTGGAATTGTCCGCCGCCGGATTGACTCTTACGTTCGATGGCGGCAATGGCGTTGACCCGAAGGATGACGTGCTGCTGATTTCCGAGGATGGCGTCGAGGGCTGGTATGATTCGCCGGATGACAAGACGGTGATGAGCGAACGCGGCCAAGGCGACGGCGCCCATGACGTATGGGAGTCGGATTTCCTGTATTCGGCGCGTGTCATCACCATGCATTTCACGGTGGGGGCGCATGATCGCATCGGGGTCGTGCGCCTGTTGAACGACGTGCGCCGCGTGTGCACCCACCGTAGGGTGAAGTTCCGTCTGAAGGATGCGACGCATGACTGCTACGTGACCGGTCGTGCGTCATGGAAGTCGAACGGCGAGTATGGCAGGGACGGGTGGCTGGGGGACAATACGTTGACGGTGACGTGCGAACGTCCCGAGATATTGTCTTCCGCCGTTCGGAGTTTCCAGCTTCTTCCGTCCGTGGATTCCGCCCATGTGGGATTGTCGTACGGGGCGAACAATGAGGGTTTGGCGTATCCGGTCTCGTATGGCGTGGCGGCGGCGGATGCGCGCAATGTCGGCCTGATCGTGAACGAGGGGTCGTCCCGGGCGTATCCGACGTTCACATGTCAGGGGCCGTGGCCGGACGGCGTGCAGGTCACGTTCCCGGGCTTAGGCTTGCTGTTGGATT